AAAAAAAACGAGAAAAGCAGACGGGCGCTAGAAGCCCCAGACGTCATCGTGATCGTCCCAGTCGGGAAGCTGGTCGAGGTCCTCAGCCGTGCAAGGCCGCGTACACCGCATCCAATTCGGCGAGAAGAAGTCAACGCGTCTCTCCATATAGGAATAGTCAGGCCGTTCGGTCAGGCCCTCCCAGACGCGGTGAACTCGGACACCCCAGTCCTGCAGTTCAAAGACTCTCTCAATCGCCGGCTCGGACATGGTGATAGGCGCCGGATCGGGGATCGGAACTCCTAGCGAGGGAGCGGGTTCGAGGATGGGATCGTCGTAGGGTCCCCAAGAATCGAGGGGGTGCTCAAGGTAGACATGACCCGCGTGACCGCGGATGATCGCTTCTTTGTAACGGCGATACAGTCTTTCCTTCTCCCCAGGTGTAATCTTGAGACCCATGGAATACGCCTCTTTCCATGCTTGATCTACGCCGATCCTCTTCACTCGATCCACACGCCACCTATGCTGGTTCTTCATCGTCCCGAACCTTGCAACGGCCATTCTCTCAACCGACTCCTTAGTGTACCAGCCGCTCGGTCTCGGCTTCATCTCAATCGGCAGCGCATGAAGCGAAGGCTGAACCGCGAACGTCCTGAAATTCCTCTCACTCGAGAAGTCAAATTCGACCTTACCCTTCATCAGTTGCAAGAACCGATATCGGGCGGGATTGAAATCCTCGAAGGAAACAGGGAAATTCGCGGTGCCCCCCCAGAGTCTTGGCATATCCGGGAAAAGAACATCATCCGGATTAAAAGCCACTCTGAGCGCTGGAGAAAAGAGACTAGCGCCGAGCATGTCACGCCACTGAACGGCAGGGGCCTTGAAACTGTTGTCATTGAGCGTCACCAATAAAGACGACCGGACGACAGGGACTTGACTACCGTGGTACACGATTTCGGAATTGATCGTGACGAAACCTTTGCCCATCAGCGACTTCCCCCTGGACAGCTGCCCACCAACTGCAGCCACGCCCCTCATCCACGCAGGAAGAGAGTCGCATCCCATAGGGGTTAAGCCATAACGCTTCAGAGCGAGGTCATCACCGTTGACGCCGAGACCACGTAGCGCCTTGAGAAGGCGGAGACGACCCCTCCGGTCGGAGAGATCCCACAGGGCCCGGAACCCGGCATGGAAGCACAGCGCGGTGACGAGGGTCACAATACAGAGCACTGGGAAGGAGAGTATGGAGCCC